ATTGAGCCTGAGGTCTGGGACAAGCCCTCCCTCAGTGTGGTATATTGTGCCACCATCCAGGTATCTCCTGTTAGACAAATTGGCTATGTGACAACCAATACTGGCCAGATAATAGGGAGCATACCTGTCAGGCCATAGCATCCCCATGTCCACCAAATACTCAAGAGCCACATCAAAGATGGACACTGCCAAACCTCCTATCATATTCTATCTGGATGGACATCTCCACATCTCTTAGGGTCGCTTTCAATAGCATCTCAGATTTAGAGGACCAAGGACCTGCCAATAACAATGGAGCCATGAGACTGGCCCATCTATCAGCCACCTTGGCCCCCATGGGATGGGTGGAGAGCATCCTGCAAATATGGTCCTGGACATCACTGGACAGCCTGAAAAATCCATCATGCTCCCAGCCCAAGTCAGCCCTGAGACAACAGTCCAATATCTGCTGGAGCTGCTCTCTCTTAACCATCCTGCCCCACATCCAGGTCTCCCCCATAAGCCATGGAAAAAGCCTGGCTGTGACCAGTCTAACACCTATTGTGGTCAAACATCCATCTATCATGTGTTGGCTGAGCATCTGGAGGATTGTGTCATCCAGAGGGGTCCTGAGCTTAGGAGGGAGTGATATGATGCCCTGCCATTGGTCCATTTATCCACCTGCCCGTTTCCCTTTTTTGGTCTTAGACTTAAGAGCCCCCATCCTGAGCTGTTCCATGGATGCTCCAATCTTGAGAGCTCCATGGTCCTTGATGAGCAGATGCTCATCATCATCAGTGTCCATGTCCCTTAGGCTTTCTATCCTGATGAGCCTCATACTACTCCCAATAGGCAGGCCATATCTTTCAGCAGACCAGTTGTCAATGATAGTCCTGGAGCATATAATAGAGCCATCCATCTCATGGACTACTCCATAGCCTCCCAGGACTGTGGCATCCTTCTCCTCCCAGTGACCCCCCGATTTCTGGTTGATGCAGAGGACAGCTGGTTTGATGTTATCCTTCTCCATCATCTCCCAGAGGCCCTTGGTGAAGCACTGGGCAAAATAGTAGGCTTGTGCTGGCCACAGTCTGCAGAGCTTGGACAAGCTGTCTATGACCACCAGCTTGGGCTTGACTTTTCTGAGCTCCACCCCAATCTCCTTGAGCACAAATTGATTGGTGAACCTCTCAATGCTCTGAGGCTTGGGGTCTCTGAGTGTCTGGCCATGCAGGTCTAAGAACCTCATGGTCACCAGGTCCTCCATACTAAGGTCCAGCTCCTGTCTATGGCTATTGGCTATGGTCATAAATCTGGCTTGGGGGCTCTCATTATATATGTAGAGAACAGGGACCCTGGCCTTAGCCTGGAGCATGGCCTCTTGGAGGCAGAGAGTGGTCTTGCCAGACTTACCAATGCCAGTCACATTAATAATGCTCATCTCTGGCCAGCCCTTGGCCCCAAGGAGCTCTTGGAGCCCTGGGACCCTTGCAGGCAGACACGTCTCATGGCTGGTGGCTGTGTTATACCAGCCATGTTGTCTGGCTTGGTTAGTGTGGACTGAGGGGCCCTTGAGCTCTTTATGTCCCTGGAGGACCCTGCCATCACTGGTATGGATGACAGGCTCAAGGGGCTTCTGGCCAGTCCCAAGCTGTCTGGTCTTAGGCTTAGAGGAGAAGGTGTCTCCCCATCCTGCTGCTGCTGTCATTTTTTATCCCTCCTTCATCCAGGATATGAAGCTCCTGGGATGAAAAGACTTGAACTGCTGCTGGAGCTGGGAGACACTGATTGAGGCCCTCTTATCTGGCTTAATGTGGATATGGTCAGCAGGGGTCCAATAGATGCCCTTCCATAATATGACTGGCTCTGCCTCATCAGGAGTGACCAACTCATAAACGATAAAGACATAGCAACAGCCCTGATGTTGGATGAGCATCTCATGGCTCTCAGGCCTAATAATGACTTTGCCATCCCTCAGCCTGTTACATGATTGCATCCCATCCCTGGTCTGCCAAACACTTAAGTCTCTGACTTTCGACCTCACTGCTTTGACCTCCACATAGCTGACAGCCACATCATGGCTGACCCTCAGGTCAGCTCCCTGGCATCTAATAGCCTCCACATTCAGACCCCACATCTGGAGCAAGGAGACCATCTGGTCCTCAACCAATGTCCCAATAGTTTTCTCCAGCTGGCTCAAACCTTAGCAGCCTCCTCTTTCTCATGCTCATGCCTCAGCTTCTTGAGAAAGGTGAATGGGTCATCATTGTGCTCCATGAGCAATCTGTGAGCATCCTGCTGGAGCTTCAGCTGATAGCTCTTAGCACACTGGTCATGGTGGCTGGCCACCCATGTCATAGCATTGACCAGACCATAGACAGTCCAGCCCTCATGCTGACCTTGACGCTGACTGATGGTCCTGGACAGATGGTCTGGATAGTGCAGGTCTTTGGTCAAAAACCTCTCTACATCCATCTGAATAACACAAGTATTTTTAGATGCATTGATGGCAGGGATAAGAAAGCTGGCTGACTGAATAGTCTGCTCTATCATCCTCCAAAGCTCAGTCTGGAGCTCTGTCTTGTCACCAATGTGTCTGAGCTTCTGGCTATGGATGCCAGTATTGGCCATCATACCATTGGAACATATTTGTCTCCTGACATAGAGATATACACCTACACTGGCCATCCCTGTCTCACTGTTGGTTAGGGTCAAGCCCACTGTATGGGTGTCAATCCCTTCTCCAATCTGCTGGTCCAACATCAAAGTCCTCATGGTCTTTCTGCTGGTCTCAATCTCATGGATGACCTTATACTCCAGACCATTGGCCTTGAGGAGCATCTCTACTGTCTCAAAGACCTCAGTATGAGTGACCTCAGTATAAAGAGAGGTCACTACTCCAGCCACTTGTCTGGAGCCCTCTGGCAACCTCAATATTAGGGGGTTCCGTGACTGGTCTGATAGCCTCTGATTTAGGAGCTCCTGGGCTCTTAGATTTCTAATCCTCCAATCTCTGACCTTTCTGAGGTCTCTGAGATTTCCATCACAATGAGACCAGAGCTGGCTCTCAGCACTATCCCTAACCTCATAATAGGACCCATCAGGGAGGGTGATTTTTGTCCACTGTTCCAGGTGATGTGGCCACTGCTTGCCCCTAAATCTAAAAACATGGACCTGGGAGCCCTTGGGGAGCTCCAGGTCTTGATATATCTGCTGCTGCATTTTTTCACCATCCAAAGGAGGGGGGGTTAGCCCTCAAAAGAGGGCATAGGGGCCTCTCTCCCCCTGCTTGATGATGTCTCCCTGCTCCATGAGAGCCTCAAACTCAATCTTGGCTCCCTGGAGGCTCATGCCAATGCTCTTGGCTGCCTCCAAGACACTTGCCTTGGTGAATGTGTCCCCCTCATTGGGGAACAGAGCTCTGAGAGCCTTATACAGCCCTCCTGAGCTCATATCTACATCAGGGAGGGTGTCAGGTCCTACCTTGGCTTCTTTGGCCTTAGGGGGCTTCTCTGGTGGCTTGTCAGGGACAGCTTGAGCCTCATCAGGCTGCAAGATGGATATTTTGCCATCTATCTCCACCACATCACCCAGCTCCACCAGATACTGGACAGCCACATCATAGGCCTTTTTGTCTGCCTTGAGGACCTTTTGGACAGTGGCTGGTATGACTGGCTTGTCTCTCTGTCTGAGGTCATCCATGATGCTCTTGGCCAGCTCTGGGTCCAAGATGTCTATGAACTGGTCCAGAGTGCTGTTGAAGCCCTCATCTACCCACATCAAGAGGCTGTCTCCCCAGAGCTTGATTGATGGGGTGGCCATCCTGATTGGGACCCAATCCTCCTTGCCCTTGGGGGGCTTCATGTCTCCCTTCTGGACTGCCACTCCTGCCTGAGGGTCATCTGGAGCCACCCATCTGAATGGGTCAGCCACTCCTATGATGAGGAGGTCTCTGTCCCTCATCATGTCACTGAGCTCCAGCATGGCAGTATCATGGAGGCCATCATGCTCCATCTGGGTCAGCCAGTCAATGTCCTCAGTGCTCCCCAGCAGCATGATTAGAGTGTCCAGGTCTGGGATATAGACATTGGCCTGGCCCATGCCCTCACTGTCAGAACCTATGACCAGCTTGAGATTGACCTTGGTGTCATGGGTGGTCACTATGGGCCTGGCCTCTCCTTTTATCCCATCTTGCCAGTCTGCCAAGTCATTGACATACCTGATGGGGGCCAGGATTGCCATCCTCCTCCTGTCCTTGATATCAGCAGGTCTCTGGGCCCAGTGATATATTTCATCCTTGCTGAGCTTGGGCTCCTTGGTTATCACTGTCTCTGGGCTGGTCTGCATCCAGGTCATATCCTCACTGCTGCCCTGATATGTCCTGACCTGGCTGATGTTGATGGGGGTCAGTGGGCTCAGCTTGAAGTCTGGAGCTGGTGTCTGAGGGTCCAACTTGACCTTTATGGGTCCCTGTTCTGTCATTATGTGGAGACCATGGCCTGTCTTGGTCTCATAGCCCTTGAGAAATAGGCCAGTCACCTGGTCCTCTTTGAGGATAGTGCTGCCTACATCCTTGGCCAGCTTCTTGAGGGCAGAATATCTATTTCTTGCCCCCTCGGATATGGCTTGCCTTATAGCCTTTTGGAGCTCTGCTGGCCCCATGCTCTTGAGCAATTGTCTCTCCAGCTCTGCCATTGAGGTCATTCAGATGTCCTCCTTGGTCATCTGGAGCTCTGAGAGGTCCAGTCCCTTGAGCTTCTTGGGGAGGTCTGCCACCCCATCCACTCCAGACAAAAATCCCAGCTTCTGGAGGGTGAACAGGCTGGACACCATTGTGGAGATGGTCTCATTGGCTGCTTGGAGACCAGTCATCCCATAGGTCTTGACCTCTACATTGGCTATATCTCGCTCTTTAGCTCCCCACTTCAAGGAGACACTCTGCTGCTTGCTCAGCTGTCCCTGGAGGATGCTTATCCTCCTCTTGAGGGTGTCTCCTGCCAGCTGTTGGAGCTCTATGTATTCCACCAGCTTGTCCTTTGGGAGGGCCAAAAGGCTCTCTTTGCTCATGGTTGCCCCAGCCATCTGGCTGGTTCCTGCTATGGGCTGTTCTATTGTGGACCCTGCCCCAGGGTCACTGCTGCTGTTTTTAGCCATATAATGGGCTCCTGTTTTTGAGGAGAGCCAGGGAGTTAAACCCTGAAGCTCTCCATAAAGAAGGAGGGGGCACTGTGGCCCCGATAAGAAGGTTTAGTCCAGGTCATTGGGGTCTATGTCATCCAGATGCTTGACCTCTATGACCAGCTTGGCACTTCTCCTGTTGGTCTGGGTGGAGCTGACCCGATATCTCATCTTGGACAGGTCTGAGGGGTCCTTGATGTTGCATTGGAGGAGGGCCTCCTGGAGCTTGTAGGCATCCAGATAGACATGGGCTCCTTGGCTATGCTTGCCATGAGGTCTGAGCTTTCTCCAGAGCTTGGCCTCTCTGCTCATACTTTGCCCCTCCCATCAGCCCAGTATCCATGATAAAGATAAAAGGCCACTTGACCACTTATCTCTCCCTGCTCTGCCATCTCTCGGACCCTAACCCCTATAGTGGCAACCATGGGCTCTCCTGATGCCTCTGAGAACCTTGCAGGGCTTTGAGGTGTCCTTATATCCTTGGTAGGAGAAAGAGGCTTAGAGGGCTCAAAAAGGCCCTCAGAGGTTAAGACATCAATGAGGGACACTCCCACAGTCCTGAGAGCATATTGAGCCCCCTTGAGAGAGGGGTCTATGGTCCCTGTATTGTGAGATAGATTGGCCTCCACTATGAGAAGGTTAGCCCAAGCCTCAAGGGCCTGGGCAAGGCTTTTCTGACCTGTCTGCTCACTCATCCTGGTCATCCTCCTGGTCAGCTGGGTCCTCTCCCTCACTCCACACAATGCTCAGCTCAGAGCCATCCCAGCATAAGTCATCCACATAAGCAGATAAGATGTGCTTGACTACTCTCTCAGGGTGGTCACTCAGGCTATGGCTAAACACTCCAGTGGTCTTAGCCCTCCTCTGAACAGTGCCAGATGATAAAAGACCTCTGTCATCAGACCATCTGCCATCCTTCTGGAGCTGCTCCACCTTGTCATATATCTCACTCTTGATGGTTCCCATCAACTGGATGGTTACAGCATCCATGGACCAATATGGGAGGTCCTTCCAGCTGCTCTGCTTCAGCCACTCATAGAGGCTCCTCTCTGGGCACTCCTCCTCAAGGACCTTTATGAGCAACTCCTTTCTCCTGAGGCTGTCCACAGCCTGAAGCTCCAGACCATAGGCTCCATCAATGCCATGCTCCTCAACCCATGCCTCATCATAGGGGCAGTTTACTGGGATGCTGAACTTCAAGCTGTCCAAGTCCTCAAGGGGAACATCAGATGGGCAGATGCCAGCTCTCCTGGCCCTGATTGAGACCCCCAAAGTGGTCATCCTCCTCTCCAGGTCCTCAAGTATCTTGAAGCCATAGGCATCATAGTCAGTGAGGCCAATGAGCAAATAACGCTTGTAGGACCACTCAGAGCCATGTCTCAGCTCCAGCATCCCTATGAGCTTCTCAATGAGAGCAGTAGCCTCAAAACCCTGGCCCTCAATGGCCCAGCATCTATAAGCCTCAGCCACAGTCTTGACCTTCACAAAGGTGGCATTATCCTCCACAAAGATGATGACATCATCAAAAGGACCAGTAGCATCCACATGGTCCCTGCTCTTGTCCTTGATGCCAACATCCCTGTATTTCAGCTCTCCAGATAACACCATGTCAGAGAGCACTGCACTGAGAGCCTGGCTGGCCTTTCTGCCCCAGTTAGGCTGTCTTGACTTGTCTGGCTCATATCTCATCAGAGGGATTTTTATGGCCTGATACCACATCTCTCTGAGGGTCCTGTCCTCAGTGTAGGTTTTGGTAGTCTCATTCTGGATGAGGGCTCTGAGAAGCTCAGCCCTGCTCTTAAACTCTATCTGGAGCTTCTCTGTGGACATCTTGAGAAAGTTAACGGTCTCTGCCATTTCAAGACCCTCCTGGTGAGGCAAGATATATCCCAGGAGCTATTTGATAGTCCTTAAAAACCTCCCAAATATCACCATCTGGGCCTATTCTATATTCTATATTCAACCTTTTTTCTTTATATGTCTGCTCACTCTGTATGAGCTGCTCTGGGCTCTTGTTTTGGGAGGCTGCCCCAGCCTCTCTCTGCTGCTGCTGCATATTTGGTCACTCCTTGCAGGGCCTGAGCTAAAGTGACAAAAACAGTGCTGGTCACAGGGTCACTCAGGAACTGCATAGATGCCCCTATGGAGTTGGAAGCATATATAATTTTTGTTGGTTGCAACCACCCAAGCCAGTGGCATAAAAATCAACTGCTGGCTCTATTGAATAGCCTCAAGACCAATCACAATGCCCAATTTAGCCCACTTATAAATAAAATCTGGAGCCAAAGGAACAGTAAAATCAAAGACCATACTACCAGGCACACTCTCAGGATACCTGGCCACCCTCAAGACCTGACCCATCTTAGGCATCCTCCTATGTTCCATGTTAGGTGGAAAGAACCAAGATGTGTGTCTCCTGGTGTCAGCTGGAAATCCAACATCCAAGGTGTCAGTTGGCAAAACCCATGGAGTGACAGGCAGACCACTTAAATCCTCAATCCTGGCCCACCCATTGGCCATAACCAAAGCATTACCACCGTTGATAAATGCTGTCTGGGGAGAGGCCAGCTTGGTCTTAGCCATGATGGTCCTCTGCCTATCAAAGTCCTCAGGGATACTGGTCCTCTCAGATTGGTTCAGCCTCCTATCCATCATACGCATGGTCTTGACAAGGTTAGCAACATCTCTGGAGAGCCTGACTTTGGTGGTCCATCTCCCCCTGGTGACATCCTCCACTCTGAGAGGTTCATTCAAACCAATGCTATCAATCCTGACATGGATGATGCTCCCAGGCCTCAGGACTGTTGGCCAAACACCATCCAGAGACAGCTCTCCAGTCCAAACAGGCTGCTGCTTAGCCAGCTCCAGATTGGCCAATATTCTCATATCATCCAGACTGGCCCAGCCAGTCTTTTCGACCTGGCCAGTGGAATAAAAGCCAGGAGTGAAACCAAAGGATGGAGCATCTGGATTTACATCCAGGTCAGACACAAACGAGGACTGGCTCCTGATTACCTGAGGATACTTTTTGAGTGTCTGGCATCTGGATATAATCTGAGTATAGATGACATCAGATGACTGGACCATAGAATGACCTATAATCAGATTTCTGGTAGATATGCCACTCTCTCCCTGGTCCACATAGAGAACAGGAGAGGATGACAGGTCTGGGAGCAACCCATAATATGCTTTCCAGTCGCTCTGGCTGAGATAAGAAAAAACATCATATTGGTCCATCAATATGTCCAGGATGTCCCTAACAGTGCTGCCAGTAGCATCCAGGGCAGGGATAGTAATGGATAGAGGGACACTACCCCTGGGCTCCATCCCAGCAGCATACCAGAGGCTCCTAAGCACATTATTTAGCTGGACACTCCCTCTGATATAGCTGGCCTCAACGAATGGATAAGAGAGAATGTCTGGCTGTCTCCATTTATCAAAGACTATATAATCTACCCCTCCACTGGACTGAATGGAAAAGTCCAGACCTTCAGTCAGCTCTTCCATTTCCTGAATAAGATTAGCTCTCACATATCCAGTGACCTGGGGAGTGGACAGCCATGTTCCTGTCTGGTCAAACTTGTGAATAGTCCTCTCCTTATTCTCAAAATAACTCTCCATGGGCATCCTGACATCATAATACTGAATGTTCCCAAACGGGTCCAGCTCATTCACCTTCAACGTAAACCTATATAGTTGATTAGGGTCCAGATGCTGGAATATGCCCAAAAAATATTTCCAGTCCCAAGTCAAAGTAGAAGGAACATTAAGAGCAGGATTGACAAACACAGTAGGACTGGACAATGCTGATGGCAAGGGGAGCACTGCTCCAGATGGATTATCCACCCTCTCAACCAAAATATAACAACTAAGAGCAGTCGGGTCATGGCTCCCATCAGACTTAAGCCTGTTTATATACATAGGAATAGACAAGCCAGTCACCCAAGCATCCCATCCCCTAAAATTTATGGCCAGAGCTGTCCCAGTGAATAAACCACCAGAGACAGGAGGCAGCTTAACCACACTAACCCAAGTGACAGGAGCTCCAGGCCATGGAGGGTCCCTTTCTATCCATTCCCTGGCAGGACCTGTCTTATAAAATTCATAGAACATGAGCTTAACATCCCTAAGAGGCTTCTGCCAATCACTATGAGGGATGGCTGCATAAGGATACGGGAAGGTTCCCAAGAGCTCAAAAAACAGAGGCTCTTTGATAGCTGTAAACTGGCTCATAAACAGCTCATCAATGCCAGAGCCGGATAGATGAGCCAATCTATCCAAACACGTAATGACCAAATTGCCCTCTGGGTCATTGGCAAGCTTTCTCACAGCCCCCATCCACGTCTGGACACCCCCCTCAGACACAGTGACTATATCTCCCTGCACTATCCCCCAACCAGAGGGCCTCCTCTCCAAAGTTATGGTCAGCTCTCCAGGACCTCTGATGCTCTCCCAAAGCTGCCAGTCCACTATAGCATTGGCATCACCAGGCTGGAACGAAAGAGCCCCAATCTGGATGATATATGACACTCTCAGACCCCCTCTTTCTGGACCAAAGTCAGCTCAACCCATCTGTGGGTCAAACTGCTTATCATCCTGGGAGCCCGATAATCAGACACCATCAACTTGGTCTGGCCATTATAATAGGTCTCTCCTGGAGCAGAAAGGGTCAAGAGAGTGCCATCCCTCTGCCACTCAAAGAGCAGATTAACAGCCAGCTCTTGATTGGGCAGAGTGTCCAATATGACCCCTCTCATCCATATCCTCAGAGCCATAGCTCCATCATGGAGGACCCTGGACCAGCTCCTCCCCTGAACATCAATCTCCCTCCTGATAGGGAGCTTATTCCTATCCCACTCCACCACCTGGCTCAAGGTAAAAGTGCTCACTCCATCAGTCAAAGTCCATGTAGGCATATCAATCACACTCCTGTCCTACTGGTCATGCCCATCCTGGCCTCATCTTTGGCCATATAGGCACTGAGCCTGGCAGCAATAGCTCTCAGACCAGTCTCGCTATTGATATCCCAGACCCCCTGGAGGATGATGATAGGCCCTCCCTCTTGCCCCCTCATCCTCCTCATGGGACCTGGAGCAGATATCTCAGCAGGCCTGATAATCTCCTCCCCCCTATGCACCTTGACCAGGCCTGTCTCCTCAATCATCCTGACCTCTCCAGGGCTGGTTTGACCTTCAGGCATCAGCTCTTTAGACATGGTTCTCATATCCTTTTTAGTGCTGGCCATATAGGTGGCCATAGCTGCCAGGCTCCCAGCTATTATAGCCACCATAGCAGGAGCAGCAGGACCAGCCTTAGCCACCCAGACAGATGCCTCAGCTGCTGCCAGAGTAAACTGAGCAGCTGCCAAAGCCACAGAGACCCCAGTTAAGACAGAGAATAAAGCCCTCTGCCTATCACTCTCAGCGTTAGTGGCCATATACGCAAACGCCACAGCCCCAGCAGCAAAAGCCACCCCCAGCAGGGATGGAATAAGCATAGCTGTGTTAGTAGTGGCCAACATCTGATGAGCAGATTGGAGCATCTTAGCTGACCCAGTAGTCAAATCCAGAACCCCCTTGACCTTTCTGAGCTTGACAGCCAGCTCATCATTGATGAGGCCCAGCTCTCTGGCCCCACTAAACGCTTTGCCATAACCAGAGGCAACACCATCCAGAGCCTGCATCTGAGCAATGAAAGAGACATTAGCAGCCATAGCACTATCCCTGGTGGCATCCAGCTGGTCCCTGAACTCCTCAGTCTCATCAGCAGCAGTGACCATTTTATCAGTATATCTGTCATCAAAATTGGCTCTAATCGTCAGCTCCTCATCAGCCATATATTGCCCTCCTCATTGCCAGCATCATTCTCAATGTCTCCCTCTCATACCTAACTTCAGACCACATGGTCATCAGATGGACCTGTCTTATTGTGAGCTCTCCCAGTCCCAGTCTCCCAAGGGCTCCAGCAGTATCCAATACTGCCTGGACCTCAGGAGACATCAGGAGTTTTTTAGGGTCTCAATCTCCTCAGCCTTGGGTGGAGATGTCATCTCAGCCACTATCTCATAGAGCTTGTTAAGCTGGGACTGCTCCAGAGTAGCCATCCACTCTATCAGCTGCTCCTGGGTCAATGTAGGCTCCACAATAGTCAGCCTCAAGATGTCCAGCTGATATGGCAGGCTAACCTCATTCCAGAGCATCAGGTCAGCCTTGTCATCCATGGACCACTCTGACTGTGCTATGCCATGCAGTGCAGCCACCCTGTCCCTCAGCTCCCTATTCCTGCCCAAGAGAGCCCCATGGGAGGCATAAACCCTCTGGATGCTGACCATGCTGGGCCTCTGGACCCTGACCTTGTAGCCCTGAGGCTCAAAGACCAGGGTCTTGGTCTCCTTGTGCTCCTCCAAGATAGTGTGTATATCCAGGATTGGAGTGTCTGAGTAGTTGCTCTCATCCTCTGAGCTCACAGATATGAGCTCATGCTTTGTTGCTTTCTTTGCCATGTTTATCACCCTTGATTTAGTGCCTATGATGGGCCTTCTGGGCCCTCTCTCCACATATATGCCCCAAGGGGTTATATCCTTATTCCCCAAAGAGAAAGTGCAACAGAGAGCCTGCAAGAGGCCTTTATGTCGATGTAGTAGTCAGTGAGTTAAATGAGAGATTGACAGGTTGCTTCATAAGGACCAGCTCCTTGATGCTCATATCCCCAGTATCAATGCCCCCTCCAGTCAAGCTAAATATTGTTTCAGACAAGCCAGAGCCTGTTGGATGCATTAGGATGAGCTTGAGCTCATCAATCAAGTCCAGCCTATTGACCAGCCTCTCATATATGTCCAGATGCTTAGGATTGATAGTCAGACCAACAGTCATCTCCTGACCCTCCTCAGACCACTCCTCAGGGAACGGATAGAGCTCCCCATCATCACCCTCAACAGAGCCAGGTATGAGGACCAGATTATTGACTGCGGTTAGTGTCAGCCCATCAATAGGAGGCAGACTGACCAGGCCAGCTCCCCAATCTATCTGTGGCCTTGGGATGTCAGTGAAATTATAGGCTGGGACAGTTGGCTGAGCAACCCTGCTCCCAATAGTCAAGGGGGTCCCACTGGAACCCTGGAAGCCCACATAAGAAGTGAGCCAATCAGGAGCCCCTGAACTGACCTTGGATATTTGGACAGCCTGAGCCACCATATCCAAATCCAAGCTCAATGGCTGACCATAAGTCCAAGACAAGCCCAGGCTCTTGAGCTTAACTCCATTGTAGAGGTTAGCCATGTAAAACCCATCCTTCGCCAGGATAGCCTCCAGGCTCTTGCTGGGCAAGCAGTCATCAGTGACCCCCATGGAGGAGCCAAGAGCCAGTTTGAACCAGTCCAAGATGTTCTTAGGTCCTTTGGGAGCCAGCTGGGCTTTTAAATTGACCTGATGGTCTCCATCCAGTCGCTCCAAGTATCTCCTGCTGCTGATGCCAGTGAGCTTAGTCACATTGGGGTTGAACGTGGGAGACAGGTCCTTGACCACCCCCATCCAATCCCATGCTCCAGCAGCTGGGGTCTTTCCATATTGGCTTTCATCAATCATGTATAATCTGGCATTGTGGCCAGCTAAATTCTCACAGCTCATATTATATCCTCTCCTGGTATCTCAAACCTGGTCATCATCACATTGATAGTGGACTGATATATCCCCTCTGCCATGCTCAGAGTGTCCAGATTAGCTCCAGTGCCCACTTTGAGCCAGCAATATGGCTCCAAGCCACCACTGGTGTCCTGGAGCAGCTCTCGTATCTTATTCAAGAGCCTCCTCTTTCTGGCTGGGGTATCGGCAAACACCCTAACCTCAATAGTCTCATCAACCCTGTCCAGCTCATTAGTCACACTCTCTGGGACAGTAGCATCCAGCAGAGACTTGACAGTCACCAGAGGGGTCTCATAGGTCCTCTGGCTGCTTGCCAGAGACACCCTAACCGACCAGTCTGGAACCTCACTATCCAGCTTGGCTTTGAGATATGCAATCAGTTTATGCTCAGCATCAGTTATGGGAGGGCTGTCAGGTATGGTCATTGTGGGATGACCTCCTGGACCATGCACTCCATCTGGAGGCTGGACTTATATGGAGTGCCAATCACACTCCATCTGATGTCTGGATAATCAGCAGCTATGATGTGGTCATTAACACTAATCTCAGTGCCCCAAGGGACAAAGATGGTGGCACTCCTGCTGACCCTGATGCCCAGCTCAGTCACAGTGTCAGGAGCCTTGACCACCTGGAAATGACCCATCACAGTGCTGGTGGTCTCCACAAACACTGGCTGACCATATTCATCTCTACTATCCTCCACCCTATGAATGATGGTTATGGTCTGCTGGAGCACTGGGATGACCTGACCAAACAAATCAGGATTTAATAAAGGCATAGTCCAGCTTCCCCCCTATGTTGGTTAACATCTTTTCAGTCTCCTGGATGAGGAGCTTAATCCTCCCATCATGGGCTCCACTGCCCCAAGAGATAGACAGAGCCCCTTCTGTGATAGACTGGAAACCAGAAGGATTGGACTGTCCAGCATCCATCTGGAGAGCAAAAATGCTGGCCATCCTGATGCTCAGGTCCTTAATATAGCCAGGTATGCTCTCATAACCATATTTGTAGGAGACCCTAACTGCATCTCTCATCCTGCCTGGAGGGTTAGAAATCCATTCCAGGATACCAGCTCCAGACTGCTTAATCCTCCAAGAACCAGTCCTGGTGTTAGGGTCCCATTCTAATCTGGATATCCATTCAGTCCCATTCCAGACCTCCAGCTTGGACACAGATATGACTGGATAATGGATGAGCCTGAGAGTGTTATATCCAGTGGTATCATGCAACTGCTCTCCTATATTTACTGGGCTCCAAACCCTACCTGTCAAGAGGCTTATCTGGCTATCCCCCATCTGTATTGCAGATAAAAGCTGACCATCACTAACCCTGGACAGAGGGATACCTGAAAACGCTCGCACATCCTGGATATTACAGTAACCTCCAGGTCCAACAGGGATAAGCTCAGTCATATCTTACTCCTCCTTACACATAATCCCTGGGGTCAGTTGTAGGATTAGGCACTGACCCATCAGGGCTAATAGCCCTCCATTCCAGAGCATCCACATGGCCATCTTTATAGAACCACAGGATGTATATGCCATCATCCAGCATCATGGTCCATTTACCATCCACTGTGGTCCATGTCACAGTCAAGAGCCTGGTCCACTTATGGGTCACAGGGTCCTCCAGATAAGCATGGACCAGCACATCATCCAGGGGGTTCTGTCCATCATTCACAGGGCCCTGGCCATTATCATGCCAAACAGGAGGAGCTTGACCATCCAAAAATCCATCTTGATTGGTCAGCCTCTCCCCAAGACCTCCACCCACAAAGCTGGTCACCTTGGTATATGTGGCCTCCAGGACCTTGGAGATAGTGTCCAGTCCTGACAATGGTGTCAAAGAGCCCAGGAGGGTCTCAATATCATCTACATTGCCATCCACTATGGCCAGATTAGCCAGGATGGTGTCCCTCTGGGTCTTGGCTGCATTGAGCCCATAAACCCCATTGACCAGATGGCCATTGGCAGAGATGGATTGATTGGTCCCATTATTGAGAACCAACTGAGCAGGGGTCCCATCTATCAGGAAGTCCCAGACATCACTTGCAGACAGGTCATTAAGACCATCCACCAAGTCCTTAAGAGCACCCAAACCATAAGTGGCAGATTGGATATCACTATGAGCCTCCGATAAGAGCTCAGCTACACTATCAGAGACAGGAGAGGATGGAACATGAGCCCAAATATCCTCAACAGATATAATAGCCGTTCTGACATCATATAGATAACCAGCCATAGTGCTCAAAAGCTTATCATAGACACCAATCAAGACCTGAGCATCAACGACAAAAACCGGAGGGGTCTGGAGAGAATATGGACACATCAAGTTAGAATTATCCCAGATACCACTGAAGCCCTGGATAAGGTCCAGCCTATCCCACTGTGGACCCCTATCCACAGGTGGATTAATGCTCTCCCTCATCACTCTCCCAGCCATCCTACCACCAAATACCTGCCACCAGACCAAATTAGTCCCACTGTCCCCACTAAGAGCAGCACTGACACCCAATATAGGATTAGCAGAATACACCCATAAATTATAGGTCCCAGAAAGTGGAACCTGAAAAGACGTTTCGAGAATAGCCTCATTCCAATCAGATGAAAAAGAACCATCAACAAAGACCCTCTCAAACACCTGGTCAAACACATCAACCCCAGCCCCCCCAGCTGCATCATTGATGACCAAGCCAATATTATTATCAGGCCAGACATTGCCATTACTGTGACCAAACAACTTTACAGAGACCACATCACCAGCAACCAAATCTACATCAACATGGTCCACCCCAATCATCAGCCTACCATCTATTTTTCTGTTCAGACCCGATGAGAATGTAGCAGTAGGATAGCCAGGGAGCTGGCTGAACCTCAAAGCTTCCAGAGCCAGAGCTTTCTCCATCACCAAAAAATCCACAGCTATCCCAGCAGTCTGGACCCTATACTCAATATTATTTATCATAGATAACCAAGCCTCCTCAACGTCTCCAGCACTATAAACACCAGAGTGACCAAGCCACCAATAGCACTGACCTGATGGCGGGATATCCACTCTATAGGCCTCCTCATCAGCCCATATTTGTCCATCTCCTCTCTGATAGTCCTCTGCATCTCCCCATCATGCAAGTGAACCCCATCATCATAGATATGGCTCTTTATCTGGCTATCAAGGACAGCAGTGTCCCTGACCAGTATGTCCACCTGGCTCTTGACCCCTGCCACCTGGCTCTTGAGCTCCCCAATCTCCCTGCCCTGGGTCTTGGTATATGCCTTGATGGCTCCCAGGTCCTCCTTGATGTCAAAGAGCCAGTCAGGTATCTCATGGGGGATGCTCATATTGGTGGCCTCCCAATCTGCCAGGGTCTGCTGGGGACCATAAAGGGGCCCTGGCTCATCACAAAGTCATCATAGAGAATAGAAACCTGAGAACCAGGGACAAACACACTTATCTGGTTTATCTGGGTGGTCTCCTCTGACAAAGGTGTCCTAACCCATGGACCCATATTTGATGGGAGCCCCAGCCTCCATTGAAGCTCCTGGGTCTCAAAGTCCACATAGAGGTCAGCCCTGTTCCACCCAGTGGTCCAAGGATAATCTCCTGGATTGACAAAAGCCCCATCCTCCCAGACCTTAACTTGCCTGTCACCTAACACTTTAGCCAGAGCCAGAGCTGTCACAAAAGAGGCATCAGGACCAGTCTCCTCTGATAAAGCCACCCCCCCAATCAAATCATCCAATATGACAGTAGCCTCAGGCCCTCTCTTGAGAAAGAGACTAAGCCTCTTGGGAGTAGCCTGGGTCCACTCAGGGAACGTCTGGGTCCAAACAGAAGCAGCCCTAACCCTCATAGAATGGGGAGGGCTTACACTGTCAATCTGGGTGACTGCATAAAGAGGAGCTAACCCAATAATGTTACTCTCCCAGCCTAATGGAGGGCGTTCTCCCTCTGGCCTGTCATCAAAATTCTGGACCCACACAGGCAACATCATCACTCCTGCTCTTTCACAATGTTAGAACCACCACAGTCCACACAGACTGTGGGCTCAACCTCACTTATCCAGATATAATGAGGACTATGGTCCAGACACTTGTTTATCCACATCAGATAACCTCCTGAGAATACTCAACCACAAGACCAGCAACAGACTTACCACTGCCAGCACTTGTGGAGAAAGACACACTCAGCTCATTAGCCTCATTAAAATCTATGGGGCCATCACCAATAATCTTAAAGACACCAGGGTCAGAGACAGTCCCTACAAGACTGGTGTCCAGACCATTTAGCCTGACCCTAAGGGTCAGAGTGCTGCCCTCCCCAATCACTCTGCCACAGATAGAGAGGACCTTACACTTAGGCATCCTGACCTTATTATAATCCTCAATGGCACTGATGCCAACAGTGCTCTGGAACAGCCTCAAAAAACCAGACTGATTGCCACCAATGATAGCTGGATAACCACCAACTGGCAAGAGACAAATAGGCTCCTTATGGGTCACAGGGTCCCCTCCACCAGGCAGATGACTATCTCCATGGATGCTGGGAGCATGAGCCCTGACCCCAGCCAGGTTCTGACCCTCCAGCTTAGGACTGTCCAAGACAGTCAGCTTCTGAGAGCTCACATCAATGGTGGAGCCATCCACCTTGTCACCCAAAAAGCCAGCAGTTGCATCAGTAGAACTGGCCTTAACCTTCTCATCAGTCTCAGAATACAACGTATCAGTATAAGCCTTGATACCCTCTTTTATCCTAAGCCAGGATAGACGCTTTTTGGCAAAAGAGGCCTCACTGTCCTCCATCACCAAAACATCGGCATCCACAGGAACAGTCTTTTTAGTGATGCCATATATCTCTCCATCCTCATTCACATGGATGGCATTGACATCAACAGCAGAAGGAGCATCATCCCACAAAAGACCACCCAGGCCATCTGGCTTAAGGACCTTATCTGTATTGGTCTCAATGGTCCCAAGAGCCTCAGCCATCACAGAGCTCTCATCAATCTGCTGGCCAGTGATACTGTTATCCACAATATCATCACCAGTCACATCACCTGGCATCAGACCTGGCTTTCTCAGTGCCATATCCAGCAACCCCCTCAGGCCTCTCCCTCAGCATCCACCCGATAAAGGACAGCTGCATTAGCAGGAGCCCTCCTCAGCTGGATAATCTGGGTCCAGACAGTCCTGGTCAAGCTCTCTCCCTTCTTGAGCTCAGCCCAAGAGATACCACCATCCAGAGAATACTCCAAGCTATTACCTGTGGGGCCAGTGCTGTCATCATTGGTCATGTCCCACAGCTTCCCAGTAGCCCCAAAGTCCAAGGTCACAGTAGCTGGGAGTGCTGGCAGAGGGTCACTCACATGGCTCCAATGCTTCCAAGCCACATGAGGCTCAACATTGAGCTCCAAGCTCTCTGACAAAGAGACCAAGCTCTGAAGCTCAGCCTCCAAGTTGCTCAAAGGAATGTTAAGCTGAGTAGCCAAGAGAGTGTCAATGCTCTCCAGCCAGCCAGTCTCATCCTCCACCAACGTCATCCTCCAGAGGTCATTGACATCATCATAAGCCAGAGCCTCATCCATGATAGATGTGGGCACTGGGTTAGATGTAGAGACATCTGACTGGAGGACCTGCATATTAGCCCTGGTATGCAACCTCTGCTGGGCATCCACCTTGACCTTCTGGCTTGGGGTATCAGGGTCCTCAATCTGGACAGCACCAACCTCAACAGTGCTGCCTTCAATGTCCACACTGGCCTTGATGGACTTGTTAGCCTCATCATAGATGCTGGACAATACCTCCTGGATACTATATCTCACTTTGTCAGCTCCAGACATCCAAATCACTCTCCCCTAAGTGAGGCAAGCCTACTATCAGCAGCCTGCCTGGTTCCCTTGAGCCTGGCATAGTTGTCCAGGGTCTCCAGGAGCCTGACATCAACCACCTTCTTGATGGCCTCAGTGGCCTTTGCCACAGTCAGAGCATCAATCTCCTCAAAGATTATGGCCCTCTGAGCATCTGTCAGACCAGTCACCATTGGTGTCTGGCCCTCAACCCTACTCCTCCCATGCTTTAGAGTGGTCCTTCTCATAGTGGTTCTTATCATATCAGTCTCCCTCCCAAAGTAAGGGAGATTGGTCCGAGGGCAGGTAAAAAAATAACCCAAGGACCAATCCCCCAGTGGGGGTTTAAGAGTTAGCTCTCCCAGTCTCAGACTGGGGGAGCCTTGCCTCCTGCGGATTTCACGACTACCACCTGGTAATCGTTGAGGACCTTGGCCTCATATTCCATGACAGATGCCATGGTGTGGGTCCTTGCCAGAGCATCCTCCTCCTCTGTGAAATCAGGCTCACTCTTGATGGCCTCACAGATGCCCCTTGCTCCCCAGAACAGAGTAGAGTAAACCTCTACACTGCCAGCATTTGGGGCATGGGGGGCCTGAGTGCTCTTGAACACCTTGACACCCAGATATTCTCCAATCTCTCCAGTCCTGACCACTTCAGCAGAACCATACTCAGAGGCACTGACAAACTGCTCATCCTCCAACAGGCTCCTCTTGATGACAGGGTGGACCAGGCATCTGATTGGCTCAGGTGTATTGGCTGCCTCAAGGGCTGCTATGGCATCCTTGAACAGAGACACAGTGAATATGTCATCTGCTGTGATGTCATCCACTCCAGACCCAGCTGAATAGATGACAAGACCAGCCTCATCAACAGCAGCCTCTATGATGTCCGCATCCTCCTTCAGAGCCAGGGCCTCCCCAAGCTCCTTGGTCAGCTGCTCCATCACATTGATATAGGCTCTCCTCAGGCTCTTTTTGGTCACAGTGACCCCAGCTCCCACTTCTGTGGGGGTCAGGTCCACTGTCACAGTGGCATCCCAAGCCTCTGCCACAATAGGGTCAGTCTCTGTCAGCACATTGGCTGTCAAATTTCCCAGCTTAGGGATATGGACTATATCCCCAGGGGCATCCAGCAGCTCAGTGTTAAGGACAATGAGCCCCCTCATCACCCTGTTAGGCCTGGCTGCCTCCTCTACCTCCTGGGCCCAAACCTCTGGAATTATTCCATCCAGCTCTGTGGTCCCAGTGAGGGCCTTTTGGACATCAAGGTCCATCTCAAAGTTTTTCATGTTATTTCCCTCCTATCTCCTGGACCATCTACTGTTTGTATCTGGCTTCCCAGGCTTTCTTGGCCAGAGCCAGCCTCTGGCTCTTGTCCATCTTTCTCACATCCACAGTCTTGGTGGATGGGGCTGGCTTTGCCAGGCTCTTTTTTTCTCCAGCCACTATGGCTGTCTCTGTCTCTGCCTCTGGCTCAGCTTCTGGTTGCTCTGGCTCTTTCTCAAGAGCTGCCACCCTGGAGGAGAGCTCAGCAAGCTGAGCCTTCATGGCCTCAATCTCGACCATGAGCTCCTCAGGGACAGCAGGAGCATCCTGCTTCTCTATCTCCTGGCCCCCTTGGGGGGCATCTCCATTCTCTGTCATATCTTTTCCTCCGTCATGCCCTGTGGGCTGTGACTGTAATATGGCCATCTCCATGGCCTTGAAATATCTGGCCTCATCCTCAGTATTAGCCAGACCTAACTTGATAGCCTTGGCAATCTGGACCTCACTGACCTGAGACCAAAAAGGGCCCAGGTCCTTGCTGGTCCTGAACAGTGCCTCTGGATTAGCAGGGACACTCACAATGGACAGCTCAAAAAGCTTCAGACCCCTGAGCACAATAGCCCCAGCCTGCCTGACCTTCTGAGCAGCCTTGCCACCAATGGAGAAAGCCCTCAATATCCCAGCCTTAATGAGATTGATAACCTCCTGTCCCAGACTGGTCTCAGAACTGATTACAGCTTTGACCCAGAGCCTCTGCTTGTCACCATCCTCAGGGTCAGGGACCTTCTCCAGCTGGACTACCCTGCCAATAGGCTTAGACGTGTCATGCTGATAGAGCAAGACTGGATTATCCAAAAACTCAGAGATATCCATGGAGCTAATATCCACCCTCTCCCCATCCCTATCCAGAGCATCAGTGCTGGCATAGCCCTCAATCTCCAGAGCTCCATCCTGAGAGCTCTTTCTGGTCATAATCTCAAAGTCAATCCTGACATCCTTGACCACCTGGTCACTGTTCTCATCTGTCACCCTAAATCCCCTCTCTTGAGCTTATCAATGGACTGGCCCCAAAAAGCTCCCAAATATTCCAGGGCCCTCTTGACAGGCACTCTCACAAAACTGATGCCCTTGAACCTGGCAGGAGTAATGACTTTAGAGACAGTCACCCTATTATCTGGATTAGGTTTAGCCTGCAAGAGTAGCCTCCCCTTTTTCCCAGCCTCCCAGCTTAGAGCTTTCTTATTGACTGGCAGGATGGGGGTATCCCTCCTCCAGCCATACTCAACAGCCATAGCATAAGGGGCCTTGTATTTGATGACAGCAGACATCCCTCCATTTTCAATGTACATCTCTCCACTCTCAGCCAATATGCCAGTATCCACAGGACAAGCCATCTGGCTGGCATTAAACGCATAGGTCCCCCACTCTCTGACAGTATCCTGGACAGCCTTATCCAAATCTCCTCTGGCCATCCCCCTCATCTTGGCCACCAGCTCATCCATCCCATCAACCCTGAACTCAATAGCCATCCTAATCAACCCCCTGCAAATATGATAATCTGGCCAGCTCATTAGCCCTGTCCCTCTCAGCCCTGATGTCCTCCACCAGGTCCTCTGCCTTAGGCACTCCCTTGGGGAGCTGCTCCTGGGTCCTGAGCAGTCTGCATCTACAATTTATGGACCCATCAATCTCAGCCAGACCCTGAGATAACTTCAGCTGTTGGCCATGGAGAGCCTGATGAGCAGGTCTGACCCTGGTGTCCAGAGCAGTGACCCAAGTTACCAGGGGGTCACTCTCTCCAGCCATCTCCCTATACATCTGGCCCCTGGCATGATTGCTGGTCCTGTTAATGCTGGTCCTGGCAATCCTGTCCAGCTTGTGCTGTTCCCTCCACAGATTAGTCTCCAGCTCCTGCTCCACCAGTGTCCTATATGTGTAGAGGTCAGGCGCATCCTGAACCTGGGCCAGACTGGTCTCAATGACCCTAACCTGGTCCTCTGTAAAAGTGACTATGGCAGTGTTAGCCCAGGCCCTCTGAAGGGCCTCAAGCTCTATGATGTCATCATTGGTCATGTGGAGGCTGGTCTGGAGGTCCAGGGCAGCTCCTGCCTTGCCCTCAAAGTAGGCATCTAACAGAGCCTCCTTTGATGCCTGGTCCATCTCCACTGCATACTTGGCAGCAATATCATTGGCCTCAGCTAATAGCTGCTCTTGAGTGATGCCTTTTGCCTTGGATGTGGTCTGCTGTCCACTGGTCAAGATGAGGTCCTGCCTCCTGACCAATCTGAGCAGGTCCCTTCTCATCCTGGAATATATCTCCTGGAGCTTGTCAGTCAAGTCCACAGTGACCACTTGGTCCTCTGGGTCAGCTTGCACTCTGGCTGTTTTTGCCAGAGGGGCCTGGACAGGCCCCCCTGGACTTGCAGCAGCAGTCATCTGGAATAAGCTTGGAGCCTGAGCTCCCATGGGGCTAAAGGGCTGGTCTCCCCAATGAACAGGCTCCAGACCCATGTTGGACCTAATCTCATTCACAGTCAAGATGTTCCCCTTCAGCCTAATATCATCAATCTGGGCCTGCTCCAACTCCTCCTCATCCCTTGCACTGATGATGTGGAGATAGTAGCCAGTCAGCCCACAGATGTCTCTGGCCCACAAAGTAAGGGCCTCACTTATCTGCTCAGAGCCCTCCTCAATCATGTCCCAATATTTGTCAGTCTGGCTCTTGCCAACTACAATGCCAGCCCCTCCAGCCTCACTGATACCAATGGCCACTGGAGCAATCCTCCACCTGGCCAGGATGCTCCTCTCCAGATATTTAACCAGCTCCAGAAACTCCATGTCCCTCATGCTATCCATCAACTTGAGGACCTGGGCATTTTTACCAGCCAGAAACTCAACAGTCTGGGGGTTCGCATCAACCTCCTCCTCCATCCTGTCCAGCATCCTCTCAAGGTCCTCAATGCTGGTGTCAAGGCTAACCATCTGCTTTGGGACCTTCTGGCCACTAAACGTGGCATGATTATACCGGATGGCCTCTTGCTGGGTCACAATGAGTAGGATGACACTGATAAGCTTGGGCACTCCATACAGCCTGCCAGGAGTAGCACAAATATGGATGACCTCATCAGCCAGCCACTCTGCAACCATCTTACCATCCAACATCTGCTGATATGCAGGCAGACCAGTATCAGGGTCTGGCAACAGCCCTCTCTGGTCACATAGGATGGATACCTCTCCATCTAAGATGGGCCACATCTGGATTGGCTCTCTACCCACCACTTGGCCAGTGGCCATGTTTATTAGATTGCCATAGACCACTTCTATGAACACATCTCCAGTGGTCTCAAGCTCATCATTGATGGCCTTGAGTAGGTCTTTACCTGTCATCTGAGGATTGGGTCTCCTGAGCAGCTTCTCCAACTTGTCTCTCTTGAGCTGTTGCTCTGGTGATGGCTCAGTGGTCTCCTCTTGAAGCCATTCCCAGCCCTCTTTGGTTCTGTCACTGATGACAGCATCAATGGCAGTGCTGACAGTATAGTTGAGCTTTCTGAGACTTCTGAGGTCATGGATGCCCACTCCACCCTTAGTAGACCACTGCCTCCTCTGCCTCCTCCCAGTGAGGGAGGTCTTGATGTGGCTCTTGGGAGTGGGCCTGGCCCTGAGAGCCTTGGCTGTGGATGGCTTCTTTCCTATGAGCCTCCTGAAAAATCCTGGGGACTTGGAGCTCTTGGACATCACTCCCTTAATCAGCTTGTGGAATTAATAAAGGTTGCTCCATAAGGGGCCCTTCCCTGCTCTCTGATGAGCCTCAGCCTCAAAGTAGGATAAAGCCACAGATGACAAGAGAGGCCCAAGGAGAGAGCTCCTGAGAGCCCATGGTTGCCACTATATGAGCTTCTTGAGCTCATACCTAACCCTATAATACTCAACCCTTGGAGACACCCATCCCTCCTGGACCTGAGGCCTAAGCCTACTCACAGCCTGAGCAGACCTCAACCCATGCACCTTATAGTTAGCCTCCAGCCACAAAAACAGCTCTTGACTGGTAGCATCAGGACCACAATAATCCAGAGCCTCTTTCAACCTCCTGAGCTGGAACTTACTGGCCATCACACTGCCCTCCGCAAGAGACCAGGCCTCTTAGGCCCAGACCCCCTCTTGCCCAAACAATATCTCAGAGCATCCATAGCATGGTCCATCTCTTTCACAGGCTTATCCCTCTCCTCATCCCAATGATATGAGTTAAGCTCATTGATAGTCATCTGGCACTCCTCAGACACCAATAGCCTCCCATTCGCCAGCAAGCTCTTAATGTGCTGGATGCCACCCTGGACCTCATTAGAGGCAGCCATAACATCCAGACCCTCAGCCCTCATCTCCTCAATCTCTCCCTTAGCAGATGGGTCAGCCAATATAGGCCCAGGCCTCCCAGCCTGCATCTCCTTGATGACAGGGATAGTGCTGGACAACAGAGCCCTCCTCTGATAAAACTCCCTGGTCAAGACCTGTCTGCCATCAGGCAACTGGGCCACCTGGAGCAAGACCCTGGGATTGGTAAAGCCAGCATCATAACCATATCTCCACACAATGCCAGGACCACTGACCAGCTCATCAACATCTCTCCTGGACAGAACATCCTGGACACTAAACTCAGGATAGACCAAGCCAGAGAACTTGACAAAGGCCCCATAAAACTCCTGCTTCAAGAAATCTCCAGAATAGCTGGACCTAAGGTCCTCATAATATTCAGGGCTGACAAAAGGATTGGTATCACTGGCCACCCCCAGGATGGCCTGGTATCTCTCAGGATGCCCCTCCTTTCCAAAGTGCTCCCAGACCCAATCAAAGCCCTTAGGGGTGGTGGTCAGGGCCATCCTCTGCCCTGTTCCCTGCCTCATCCTGGCCCTCAAGACCTTGAAGGCATAGGGGGGAATATAGCTGGCCTCATCCAGCCAAGCCCAATTTACAGTCAGCCCCCTTATCCTGTCCACCTGAAGCTCTCCCTCCAAGGACCTGAACAGCAACTTAGCACCATTGGCCAAGACCATGATGGCCTCATTCTTATTCCAGTCTTTCACCAGGTCCTTAGGGATAACCTCCTGGATGACAGGGATGATGACATCTCTGAGCATGGGATATGTCCTGCTCCCAATCAGCCCAGTCATACCAGGCTGTTCCATGGCCCTGAGCAGACACCACAGTGCTCCTGCCCAAGTCTTTCCACATCCCACTCCACCCACAAAAGCCACATACCTGGAATTGAGCTCAAGGAAATCTGCTTGGGGGTCACTGGTCTGAAAGGCCAGCTCAACCATCTTGATGCTCTCCTGACAGGTCAGAGCCCTTCCTTTGAATAACTATCTGGATGGGCCCAGTGAGGTCCATCTTGTCTGCCTCTCTCTCCAAGACCCCAATGCTCTGCATATAGCTGGCAAAAGACAGAGCCATCTCATAGGCCTCCACACTCTTACCATGCTCCTGGAGGTCCCTAAACGCTTTTTCAAAGCTGGTCAGGACAGTGCTCTTAACCTGGTTGCTGGACACATTAGAGGCCACATAGGCATCCAGAGCCTGGATATCCTGGGACAGCTGGCCAATAGATTTCTCAAACAGCCTGGCCATCTCAGTCCTTGAGACCAGCCTACTACCACCCAGCCTAACCACTTCTCCCAGCAAAAAGGCCCTCCTCTGAGCATAAGTCCACTGGCCATAAGGCTTGACCTCAGGGTCAGGGAGCTCCACAGATGAGTAATCCACTCCATTTTTACAGTCTGCTTTAGCCATTTTTATCACTGGTCTGGTCTATGGGAGTGCTTGGACTTAAACTTTATGGTGTGAAGTGTAAAATAGAGTGTGGGGGGTCTTGTGGTGGTTCTGTGGGTTTTTGGGTGGTGTCTATGGTATTGTGAGGGTGGGTTATAGAAAAGGGGTGTAAGGGGGTTAGGTGGCCCTTGTGGGGCCTGTTTTGGGGGTCTGTTAGGGGGGGCCTGTTATGTTTGGGGGTCCTCCTCTTTGTATAGGTCTGGGTATAGTCTCTTGCATTGGTTGCAGGGGTGGTCTCTGGCAGATGTGGTTAGGTCTTTGCAGCCATGACACTGCTCTCTATAATAGGTGGTCATTATGGAGCCTCCTGTCTGTCCATATCGTAGACCTCTCTGAGGAGGCTTGTGACCTCCCCAATGGTCTTGCAGGTCCTGATACCAAGGGCTATCTGGAGGAGTTTATAATCCAGGGTCATCTGTTGCTCAATATTTGTCAGGTATGGTCCCAGGGCCTCTTTTCTCTCCTTGGCTATTACTGACCCATCTGTTGGCAAGCAAGGAGACATTATAGCTGGATAATCATGTGGCCAGCCACTGGCATTAATAAGAGCTTGCTCAAGACAATTCATCTGGTCCTCATGCTTATCACTCCAAAGCTTTTCATCCACCACTATGGACAGCCTCTTTAGTGCCATTATTTTCTCCTCCTGGCAATTGCACTGTCTGCAAAAAATGACTGGCTCCTCTGGTTCTGGACATTTTTATGACCTGTCTGATTGGTTAGTCTCTTTAGGCTCTGGCATTGATGGAGCCTTTTCAGGAGGGTCTGCTCTCTGAGAGATGGTAATAAACCCATGGGCTCCCATGTTATGGTTATCAGGCTGGCTCCTGGTCCATAGAGACTGGATAGATAGTCCCAGGTCTGGTCTCTGGTCCACCCCCATCCAGATGGAAATTCAGGGCCATATACATCATTTTCTAACAGGCTATATTGACCTATCCATTGGGGGTGGTCTTTGGATGGGGGGAGCTGCCATTCCATGGTATTTATGACCCTGGCATCATAGAGCCAGTGACAGGGCTTATGCCAGATATCTTTGTCTTTCTCCCAATAGATGCTCAAACGGTCTCCTATTTTTATGGGTCTGATGCTCCTGGTGGTTTTACGTTTTTCCATTGTGACCAGCTCATCAAAGAACACATTGAAGCTGAGAGTGTGTCTGGCTGCTTGCAGGGGGGCTGGGCCCTCAGCTTCTCTGGTCTGGACTTTGGCTTCTTTCTCCAGTAGTATCTGCTCTTGCTCTGGTTCTGTTGGTTCCATATTATTGGCCTCCTTTAGGGTCTCCTCCCATAGGTCCAATCACAAGCATGGCATACCAGCCCAAGCTTAGTCCTATTCAAGGGTCCAAGACACCAAGGACATGGAGAGACCCTTAACTCGTCTTGCATGGCTTTGCCCCAGCTCAAGATATGATTAGGGCTCTTTCGGAGCTGGGCCCTAATGGGCTCTGTGACCAGCTCCACCCAATCCCTCAAAAGCTCCTTATTCTCCTCCAAGAGGAGAGGATTATCACCCTGGACCATGATAGCATCCTCAATGATGATAGCATCTCCTCCCAGAGCATAAATGAGCATGGAGTGGTTCCATGCTTTATCTGTCAGCTCATCAGCCCTGCTGCTGACTGCCTCATCTGGCACTAATCTCTCTATCTGCTGCTGTTCTTTTTTCATACTTCTGTCACCTTCTTTTTTTTCACTGTCTGGCTCACATCCTCCCAGAAATAAGTAAGAAATAAGCCAGATGGCCAAAAAGGCCTTTTTTCTCTGACCAAGGGGTCTAAAGTGGTCATCACATAACCTCTGGGTTAGCTCTGACCATGGTCACTGGTCTCCCCTTGGTCTTTATCCTGGACATGATTATGGCCTCATGTCTCTTGAGACTGTCCAGCACTTCTGCTGTCTCCACATAACTCAGACCAAAGGCCTGAGCTTTCTTTTTCAAGTGGCTCATCTGGATGCCATCTGGATGCTCCTTTATCATGCTGAGCAGCTGAGCTCCATGGCTGTCTCCCATGATGCTGGCTCTCCATAATAGGGACCTGTCAATGAGGCCCTCCAGGGTGGGGTCCAGTTTGACATCCAGATTTCTGGCTCCTGGCTTATAGTATTTTACTATGTTGTATCCAAGGGCCAGCCTCCCAATCAGCTCCTCATCATTATGGGTTAGGTCAGGGTCAATGAAGTCCAGATAGTCATAGAGGTCCTGGGACCAGCTTAGCTCTCTAACCGCAAAGCCCTTCAGGAGCTTGGAGAAGCCTGCTCTTACCTTACCAAGCTTTACAAAATCCGGCTTGAGACCTCTGGCTGACCTCTTAGTTGTTTTGAGGGCCTGTCTCTCAATGGATGAGGGTATGAACTCCATCAGGAGCCATCTCCTGCCCTGACCACTGGAGAGCTTAAATCTGGAGTGCTGGGTCCCAGCCCACAGTGTGGAGAAAGACTGATAGTTGATGTCTCCTCCAGAGAGGGTCTTGTGGACCCATCCATCATCAAGGAAGTCCAGGATGGCATTGTCCAGCTTGCCACTGTTCTCGCCCTCTCCCTGGATTGCATCCAGCTCATTGAGGCAGATGATGCCATCCCTGTGGGTCCAGGCCAGCCCTCTTATCTCTTGACCATCCTTGAAGGTCCCTATAAGGCCAGCCTCTGTCATAAAGCCCCTATACACTGCATTGATGCCACTCTGGTCCAAAAAGCCTGTTTTAGAGCCCTCACTGATGAACCTCTTGGGAGTATAGCTTTTCCCATAGCCACTGGGGCAGACCATTAGGAGATTGAGCCTGAGGTCTGGGACAAGCCCTCCCTCAGTGTGGTATATTGTGCCACCATCCAGGTATCTCCTGTTAGACAAATTGGCTATGTGACAACCAATACTGGCCAGATAATAGGGAGCATA